ATTGCAATAATACAGCACTAGGTTCTTTAAAAGGTAAAGGTAAAAATGAATCTCTTAAGTTTCCACCTGGCGCATCGACATCTCTAAACTCTCCAGGTTGTAAAGGTTGTGCATCGTCTCGTACTCGAATGCCTCTAGTTTTAAATCCAGCAGGTAAGTTTGATAATGTACCTGCATCCAATAATTGTCTTAATGCAGAAGTTGCAGTTCTACTTAATCCACCAATCATATGAATTAAACCAAAACCATAAAAACCAAGTCCTGGTAAAAATTTATAATGAACAAAATAATTTATTTTTTTCTTTAATGGATCTTCAGCTCTATAGTTTCTTCTAATAGATAAAATTTGTCGAGTCGACTCTTCAACAGTGACCACATAAGGAAGTTTAATCCCTGTTGGTTCACCTGTTGAATCGACTTCTTCGAAACCTTCCAAATCTAAATTGACGTGACACTCCAACAACGTATAGATATCATCTTGCTTTTGTTGCTTGACTCCTTCTAACTCTTGTTCTTTTTGAGTGATCTCATCGGTTTTCATTTGAGGTTCTTGAAGATCAATGTCTTTATAAAATCCATTGACCTGTTGTTTTCTTAAATCGTTCTCTGAGATTTTAATTACGTGCATAATGGATTCTGCATCATCTAATGAGGTAGCTGAATACGGAACCACTAAATCATCAGCGGGAACGAACTTAGAAACAGCTCTACCTAAAAGATCGTCATAATAAACTTTCTTAAAGGTAGATCCTGAGAGGGGAAGATAGAAAAGCATTTGATCAAACTCTGGTTCATATTCTTTCATCTGATCCATTATTTGATAATTCATAAAATCTTTAACACGGTTCGCTTGATCTTGTTTCGGTTGAGTTTCATCTCCTAAGATCTGTGTTCGAACTGGCCCGTCCGCGGGCAGTAATTCTTTATACGCTTGTGCTTGAAACTGAGTTACCGCTTCAGCAAGTACAGGGTGAGTAACTCCCGATGCACCTCTAAACGGTTCTGTTCGTTTTGTATATTTAAAACCTAAAAGGTCTAATCCATTTCTGTAAGTGTCTTCCCAATCTTTTCGAGAAGATCTATAATCAGTATAGTCTGCAGTTAACTTTGATCCAAGTGGATCTAAAATATCATCGTCTAATAATTCTGCTAAGTTTGAAAAGTGATCTTGTTCACCCTCTACGTTGACCGCTGAAGGCTCGAAAGAAATCTCAGCTCCACCTTCTTCAGTTTCAATAACTTCTACTGGTGAGCCTTCTTCTTGTTCTTTTAAAATATCTTCTTCAACAGATGCTTGAACTTCTTGTTCTCCAGGAACTTCAATAGTTGATTTTACGTTAGGTAACGATTTGTCGATTTCGGCCATTTATTTTCTCCAATCTTACTACTTTAGACTTTTTTGGTTTGATTTTCAAGCCCTGTGGATTAGGCCCTGATTTTGGGGGTATAGTTTTAGTGAGTTTTGTTTTAACCATTAATAATATGTTTTTTCAGTTTGTATAATAGGTTCATCTTCATAGTCTTCTGGATGATCAATAAACCCGCCTTGTCTGAATCTCATAACAGCTTGAGTAGTACTATCCACCAAGTCATCGTGGTCGCCATACGGAAACGCTGCACATTCTTCAATCACCTCTTCAGCAAACTTTTCATCAGGTGCCCAAACTTGACCAGACTCAAATATCGGTGCAACTGAGTTTACTCTTGAATGTTTATCATTTCCTTTGCTCGGTGTAAAGGTAATTACTGGGATTCCCATTTTTCTAAGCTCATAGGTTAATGGCATTCCAGAAGCCTTTGCCTCCACCACAACTGTTTCAGGTTTCCAATATTGATATTGCTCTAAAGCTTTTCTCCTTAGTTCTGGAAACTCTAGTCGTTCTTTAACTGAATCAAGTAATATTAAATTTGGCCCACTATCTGGATCAGGATGAAATACACCCCACGTGGTAATTGCAGAAAAGTCGGCAGTTTCTTTTTTAAGAAATGCAGTATCGTAAGATTGAATGACGTGTTGTAAAGGTGGCACATAATCTTTGTCCCAAACTTTCCACCACTCTCGTTTAATAATTGAACCTTCTTCTGAAGTTGGGTTTTGCATCCATTGCGCGTTCCACTTTCCAACCGATAGAGAAGCTTTCACTCCTTCAAGTTCTTCTTTCTTCCAATACTCTGGCCATACCGGTTCACCACTTGGCATTATAGCTGGGAACTCAATCACTTCCCATTGATCTGTCTTTGCACCTTTTTGAGCTTGTAATAATTTACCGGTCAAATCTTTTGTGTTCCATCGCGTCATAACCAAGACAATTGTTCCGCCAGGTTGTAAACGCTGACGAGGCCCTGAAGTATACCATTCGTATGCTCGCTCTAAAGCATCCGCGTTCAACGCATCTTGCTCAGAGTGTGGGTCATCAATAATCAATAGATCCGCACCCCGTCCAGTGATCGCTGAGCCGACACCCGCTGCATAATATTCACCACCCTGTGATGTTTCCCATTTGCCCGCGGCTTGCGAATCTTCTCTGAGTCTTGTTTTGAAAACTTCTTTGTATTCCTGTGAGTCCATTAATGTTTTTGCTTTTCTACCGAAACGAACAGCGAGCTCCGTGGTGTGTGTAGATTGGATAATTTTTAGTTTTGGATTTTTACCAATCATCCAAGCAGGAAGTAGAAATGAACTGAATTCAGATTTAGTATGTCTCGGAGGCATATTGATAATGAGTCGTTTGATTTTCTTTTCAGCGATTTGATTAAATTTTTCTGCAATGACTTTGTGGTGTTTACCTTCAACAAATTCTGGCCAAACGTGTTTTACAAAAGACATAAAATCAGAATTGATTTTAGATTCTTTTTTCTTTTCCTGATACTTCAGGAAAGTTTTCATAAATTCTTTCCTAACGTCTGGTGGTAATTTTTTTATTTTTTCTATGTCAACATCCATAACCAAAAACCTTTTGTTGGACAATTGTAATATATTTTTTAAAAAAAATATAGGGTTGTTTTAAGGTACCCTTTTTTGTTTTTGGGCCCCTCCCCCCTAATGCAAGTTCGGATTTCTGAAAAGTATTAGGGACTTACTTAAGTCTAAATCTTACTATATATACTAATATATTAGTTACATATTTATATTTGGACAATTAATATTGTATATTACTTCGTAATATACTTTTATCTTAGTATCTCTATTAAGGTATAATTACTTCGTAATTATACTCTTAATGTGTCGAAAAAAATCGACACGCGACACGCGAAAAAAAACCCGCCAAACGCGGAACGCGTGGCGGGTTTAATTATTAACTATTTAAGGGTTTTTAGGCGACTTTTTTATCCGCTAAAATTGAATAACTTAATTCGCAAAGTTCATCTAAATCAAAATCTTTTAAAGCCTCTTTGATTTTATCTTCATAATTTAAAACCAAACTTTCAGCAAAAAAGATAGATTGTTTTAAATAAATAAAACTTTTTATGCTGTGTCGTGTGCCTTTAAGAGCTGACGCGATATGTTGAACAACAAAGAGCTTTGAGGCTATATCAATAGAGAAATCAAACTCCCGACCATTACACCAATTTCTGTGATTTCTTTCATACTGTCTTTCAAGTTTGTATAAGTTTTCGCGATATGGTGTCCAATCAATATTGTTCAATATTTGTAGTTTACTGTACGCGTCATTAATTAACTTAATTATATTTTTAGTTTTCATTTTTTATTTCTCCCAATTATATTTTGGTTTGCCTTTGATTAAATGTTTTAAAAATAAAAACAATCTTTCAAGCTGATAAGAAAAATACCCTTGTTCTTCTTTCTCTCTCAAAATGTGATGTTTATCTTCAACAATTAGATTTTCAATCCATTTGTGTTTATAATTATTCATTTTTTCTTTCTCCTTTTTATATCTTTATAGTTTCAAATTTAAATTTGTTCAAGTTCCAATAATCCGCGATTTCCCGCTTTGCTTGATACTCAATCAAATCCATTTTGCAATTTTCCAAACTTTCTTTTTTAGAAAAACCCTGTGCCGACATTCTTACAATGTCGGCACTATCTATTGCGAAGGTTTTATAAATGATATTAGTAGTCATTCATCTGGTCGTCTAATAATTGCCTATTCATCAAATGGTCAATTTGATCAAAACTGTCCATTTCTTCAACAGATTTATTTTTTTTAATAACTGATGAAGATGTCCATTTAATAGACTTATCTCTCATTAGTTTGTCTTCTTCACTTAAGTATATTTTTTTATCGTTCATTTTTCTTTCTCCTGTAGTTAATTTATAATTTGCATTTTTAAAACAAATCATTATAGGAATATATAGGAAAATAAAAAAATAAAAACTAAAAAAGTGAGGTTAAATATATGACAAAAATAAACCCGATTGATTACCATTATCATTCAATATTAAAAGACGCGGTTATCAATCCGACTAAGGCTTATTATTTTAATAGTTGGAATTGCCTTAACCCTTCCGAATGTCGTGAATATGCTGTCGCAATATTGCGGAAAAAATTTAACTATTCAGATAGTAGGTTAAAAGCCCTTTTAAAAAAGGCTAGTGAATAGTTATAAACTCAATTTGTTTCGCGTTCAACTTGAACGCGAAACGCGAATAAAAATAAAAATAAAAATAGTATAGAGAAGGACACAAGCGGAAAACCACAAGCGACACGCGGAAATCACAAGCGATTAAGCCACAAGCGAACACCTTCCCAACCACTCACGATACAATCACAGGCGATACCCTCATCAAGCAACGCGGATATTTGTCCGCCCTCATAAAGTTTAGGGGTCAAAGGCTTGTGGGTCGTGGCTAGGATAAAATGGTTTTTCGGGTGTTTGAAACAATAGCCAATTTGGTGTGGCGAGATAGATAGTTTTTTAACTTTTGTTAATTTTAGTTCGATAGTGAAATAGGTGTTATTTTTGTTATATCCCAATAGGTCGGGTGTACCAAAAGATGCCCAATTTTCTATTCTTGTCCACACAATGTCGGGTGTATTTTCCTTTAATTTTTTCCAAAATTTGCTTTCGGGTTTTACTGCCATTTCGAATTAAATACATCATCATTTTATATTTGTCTTCCATTTAATTTTACCCTCTCCAACTAACTGATTAAAGCACAAATAACACACACAACCAAACTCATCTGGCATTGTATAGTCTTCTTCAATTTCACAAATATTCTCATTCCAATAATGATATTCGTGTTCTTGACTATCATTACAACAATCACATTTGCTCATTATATTTCCTTTTGATTAAGTTCAAACGATATAGGCTTTGGCGGTATTATGTCATCTGCGGAATATAAGTCATCAAATTCATTTATAAATTTGACTACTTTTTTTCTGTCTTTTTCAGAAACAAAATATCGTTGATTGTCTACCCCAATAACGACTATCGTCTCATCATCATTTACAATGTTTTTATATTCTAAAGATGTATGCAAACAATCAGTATTAAAATGTCTCATCAATGCTTGTGATACCGCACAGTTTTCACTATCACAAGGTTTCCCATTTTTAATATCTTCTTTAGTTATTTTTATTTTCATTTTGTATCTCCTGTTATTTCAAAATGACTATCGTCTCCCCATTCAGTACCCTTAAACTCACAAACAAAGTCTTTTGTTTTGTATTGTGCGTTTTCTTTCATATCTGTACTTGTAGCAATATCAATAATTTCTTCTTCAGTTAATTGCCTATTGCTTTCAATCTCCCAAGTCTTCGTGTCTTGCGACCACTCATCATAAGTATATTTATATTTCATTTTTATCCTTTCTAAATATTTCAGTTAATTGTTGATAATCTTCTTTTGGTAATACTGCGGTGTGTCTTTCAGAAATATCTATCCAATCAATATCAAATTTTTCTTCTAAAAAACTATCCATATAACCATAGTCTCCTTTATCAAACTCTTTTTTGAGTTCTTTGTTGCCCCACCAATGTTCATAATAGGTATCGAAAGCCTCAAATATTTGACAACCAAACAAGTCTATTAAATGGTCTCCATTGTCATAAGTTTTGATAATGCTAAATTTATCAAGACTATCAATTTCAAATGTAGCCCACTTTGAGTGTGTCTTTTCAAAACATCTATTATTTTTAATATTAAATAATCTTCTTTCTTCATAACTCCATTTGTAAGGGGTCATTAAGATAGTGTTGTCCTTTTGTATATCAATCATAAATTAACCTCTATTCTTTCTAATTGTTCTTCGGTCATATCTTCACATAAATATTCTAAAGGCTTAAATCTAATTCCTTGTTTTAATTGATATTCAACCTCCTCTCCTTGTTCATTAGTAATTATTTCGTTGTCTTCGTCCATAGCATAAAAAGTAATATCCGCTACTGCAAAGTGTGTAGGTTTTTTATTCATTTATTTCCTTTGTTATTATTTCTTCCATTATCTCTTGTGCTAAATCCCATTTGCCTAATAAATAAAGATCGTTTGTGTCTTCACACGATTGAATTTTACTTATTTCTATATTGCATAAATGGTTTTGACAGATTTCTTTTATTTTATTTAAAGTAATTAAACCTAATCTTAATTGTTTGTGTCGATTAGCTTTATTCCTGTCGTGTAGTTCAAAGTGTTCTTCTTTGAGTTCTGGCATTTTTATTTTCCTCCTTTATACTTTCTTTTTGTATGTCTTTTAATTCAGAAAAGGTCGTTTGTAAAGATATGTCTCCTCCAAACTCTTTTTTGAATTGTGATTTAAACAACTTGATCGTGTCGTATTCTTTGTTTATCATTTTTATTTTCCTTTGTTTGTATTTCTTCTGTTCCTTCATCTGTTATTTCTTCATCAAAACAATGCACCTCTTTATAATCTGCACCGCCTTCGTTATGTATTTCTAATGCCTCATCTAATGAATTGGCTTTAATCATACATTCTTCCCTAGTATATTTTTTAAGTTCTTGCCAAAAAATATATTCTTTCATTTTGCCTCCAATATGTCTTTGTCTTTCATATAGCCAATCATCATAAATTTTTGGGGCTTAATCCATTTAAACCAATCAATCATTGTCGGAATAAACCCTAAATCTTCTTTGATATGTCTTTCAGCTATAAGTCTAACAGGTACTTTTTTCCCATTA